ATCCTAAACCTACTTGGATATTAGCAGAGGCGCAACCTGGAGGTTCTGGAAATATTGTAGATAGATCTTTTGATCAAGTTTTTGTATATCGTGGTGGTAAAGATGTTCCTTATGTAGGGACTAGAAGTTTTCAAAACAATAAATCTTTAGGAATTCTGGCAAACGGTGGTTTATTGCATACTCCAGAATGGGGTACTTTTGGAAATGCACCAACAAACTTTTCTATTGATACTGTAAAATATGACTATGTTAAAGATACTGATGCTAATGATGTAATTGTTGACAGTACAACGCATTATTATCAGACCAGTAAAGTAATTAATGAATTTGATAATCCTAATGGTGTATTTCAGTGGGGAGCGCAAGAACAGTTTGTTTGGAATATCAAGGTAGAGTTTGATAATATCATGCTTTACGTTGATAACGTAGATGAAACTTTAAATCCGATTGAAGTTGGTAGAACGATAAACGAGGTGGGGGGAATCGCTTCTGGAGAGATCGCAAAAATTGTCCGAAATGATCAAGACCAGATTATTAGAATTTATTTAAGAGATGTTGTAGGGACATTTGAAACAACTGATTTTATCTTAGGATCTACTGGATTTACATTTAGAATCAATGGTGACCCAGTTCTATTCCCTAATGGTCTCTTCTATATTGATTTTGGCGTTGATGCTCATGAGTTTGGTTCATTTACTCCTGGAAAATATTACCTTGCTCCAGAAAGTATCAAGGTCCAAAGAAACTATCTGATTATTTGGAATCAATCTGATGCCACAAATCAACCAAGTGCTTTACATGCTCAAGGACATCCAATGCAGTTTAGTACTACCCAGGATGGGGCTCTAAACAACGGCACTCTATATTATAGTAGTACAGGTGCATCTGCTGCCCCTGCTTCTGATTATGAGAATGAGTTTAACCCATTGTTCATAATGAATGCGGATGAAACTAATCGCATTTACTATTATTGCAAAGTCCATCGCTACATGTCTGGATATGAAGGCGATGAAGGATACATGTATCTCGATCCCGAAATTGAGGAAGAGGAAGAAGAGAACATAAACACCTACTATGTCGAAGACTTTTTCGGCACAGAGGTAGCAGGAACGAAAGATTTATCTAGACATGTAGACGGTCACTCAAAAGTTCTTGGTATGTCCTTTGATGGATATCCTATTTACGGACCATTTGGATATGTTACTGGTAGAACTGTCGGTAGAATGACGAGTTCTTTTAGATTAAAAACTACTGAAGAACTTTCTGGTACTAGAGAAGAAGTTGTAACTGCAAGTACAATAACTTATACTGTTACTGTTTCAAATTCTAAATTTTATTTTGATGGGCAAGAAGAACAGTTACTGAATCTTAAAAGAGGAAAAACTTATATCTTCAATCAAGATGATGCTAGCAACACTGGTGATGGCAACTTCTTGATGTTCTCTTTGACAGAAGATGGTTGGCATAGTACAGGAAGTTCGCTTAATATTGGAACAACTTCATATCTATATGATGCTGAAGGTTTAGTTGAATATTATTTGGATGGAGTTTTAACACCATACGCAACATATTTGGGTGGATTTGCTGCTGCGACGACAAGAGAAGTTCGTATCACTATTCCTGTAAATTCACCTCGGGTTGCTTATGCTTTTTCATATTCAAATCCTGGTTATGGAATTCGTCTTGTTAATGAAGGATACATTCTTGGTGATTTAACTCAGGATTATATCTACGATGCTTCTGTAGGTATTCTTGATCAATATAATGGTAAGTATGTTGTTACCCCAGAATATCCGAATGGTACTTATGCATATTTCATGACAGAGGATGGTAGTGGGAATCCAGTTTATCCATATGCGATTGGTCCCCAGTACTATGGAACACCTATATTTGAAGGCGATGCTGTTCCCGATCAAGTATCAGTCTTCCCCATTGAAGCAGAAGGTGATATTGTCCTTAATACTGATGGGACCGTATCATATATTAAGATGACTAAAAACGGTGATAACTTCTTTGGTGCGGCAAAGGCAGTTATTCTTGGAGGTGAAGGAACTGGTGCTTTGGCAACTCCTGTTACTCAAACTATTACTGGTTTATCACTGTTAAATGAAGGTAGAAGTTATGCAACACCACCAAACCTTATTTTTGAAGGTGGTGGTGGACAAGGTGCTGAGGGTGCAGCATCAATTGATACTCTTGGCAAAGTTACGTCGATTAATATTGTTGATGGTGGTGAATTCTATCAGACAGAACCCTATATTCTTCTGACTGGTGGTGGTGGACTTGGTGCAAAGGCAGAAGCAGTTATTAATCAAGGTGCTATTACTGGTATTAGTATTACTGATCCTGGCAAAGGATATACCTCTGCACCAAATGTTGTCTTCACCAGACTTGTAAATCTTAAGCGTAAAACAAGAGCTCGTCAGGCATTCAACTCTTCTGATATTTACTTAACAGGTCTCACTAAATCACTCGGGTCTAGTGATACTACAGTTTATGTTTCTTCTACAGATGCATATCCAGGATCTGGTTCTCTTATAGTTAATAGGGAAACTATTTCATATACTGCTAAGAGTAGGGGTAGATTTACTGGAATTACTAGAGGCGTCAATTTTAAATATGACCAAAGAGTTATATTGGATGATGGACAAAATGATGCTGATGGAAATTCTAACTATCAGTTTAGTGTTGGTGATAGGGTAATTCGTAGGGTTGAGAGTGCTAATAACAAGATTGCTAAAGTATATGATTGGGATCCTAGCACTAGAGAACTTCTAGTTGTATTTGAAGTTGATGAACTTGCATTTATTGATGGTGGTATTCCTTCAACAACTGATGCTATTGTTCAGTTTGATGCTGGTGTTGCAAATAGTAGTGGAACAGGTGTTCTTCCGCATACAATTATTGCTGCAGTTGGTAGCAGTATATCTACATTAACCGTACCTATTGCAACAATTGTAGATAGTGCGTTTGAGGATAATGATGAGAATGAAGATCCTTTAAATCCAGGAACATTTTTGGGAGATGGTATTGCAGATTTGATTAACACTGCTACAGATTATGCAAGTCAGATCAGTCTAGATGGTGGCATATATAATTCATTGTATGGTATTGAAGAGACTCAAGGTGGTCAAAATACTACATTACTTCAAGTTGGAGATAATATCAAAGACGCAGATATACCTTTCAAATTTGCCACAATTACTTCTGCAGGTGGATTGAGTGATGGCGTCGAACATCCTGTTCTTCTAACACTTACTTTAGACTCTTCTAATGGTAATGGTCAAAATTATAGTACAAATGAAATTGTAACTGGTGCTATCTCTGGTATTCAAGGAACGGTAGTATCTTGGGATACTACTACATCAAAATTAGTATTGAAGGATATTGTTCCTTTTAATACAAATAATGTCAATATTGGTGTAAATGGATATCTATATGAGTTCTCAAGTAACAGTACAGTTGTTGATGTAGTTGTTGTAAATAACGGAACAAACTACACTGCAGTTCCAAGTATTGTTATTGAAAGTACGGGTGATATTCAAGCAACTGGTACTGTTGTTATGTCAACATCTGGTGACCGAGTAGATTCTATAACTATTACAAATGGAGGTTATGGAATTCCTCAAACAGTTGACAATAGTTATAATCTACACCCTACAATCACATTTACAAATGCAGGTGGTGATTCGACAGGTTCTGGTGCAGCGGCTCAGGCAGTTTTGGGTGGAGAAAATGTGACTGGTAATGCTGGAGCGAGTTATCGTATCAAATCTATTGAATACTCTACATTAGTTCGTTCGTAACCTTCATAAATAAACAAGAGGACAATAATCCCTTAGGAAATGGCAGCTCTATTAACTGATCAATTTAGGATTTTCTCAGCGAGAAAGTTCATTAAGGCATTGGAAGGACCCGATGCCACTCAGAGTGATGATGTAGCAGGTACTACGAGAGATCGTTTGTATCTGTTCATTGGTCGTCCTCAAACTTGGGATAATGAAAATTCTCCTCCCCAAGCAATAGATTCCTTTCAGGAATTTTCTAGTTCTTATGATGACATGATCTCTTTGAAGCGTGTCCTCGCTTCAGATACGGTTCAGGTTGTTCGTCGTATTGATTGGGTTTCTCCAGAGCAAACTACAGGTGGACTTGGTTTCACCTATGATATGTATCGTCATGATTACTCTCCTAGTAAGACTGCTTCCTCTGGTGCTACCAAACTGTATGATTCAGATTTTTATGTTGTAAACTCACAATATCAAGTTTACAAGGTAATCTATAACGGAACATCTCCTTCGGATCCCAACGGCAAACCCTCTACAGTTGAACCTACAGGTTCCTCTACTAGTATTATTACTACAGGTGATGGGTATCGTTGGAAGTACATGTATACAATTCCTGTCGCCTCGGTTCTTAAGTTTTTCTCTAATGATTATATGCCCGTCTTTACAAATGACGCGGTAAGAACCAATGCTGTTTCTGGAGAGATTGATACTGTAGTTATTAGTTCTGCAGGTTCTGGATACAATAATGGCACATACGATAATGTTGCTATTAACGGTGATGGTACTGGTGGTAGAGTTTCTATTGTTATTGATGGCGGCAGAATTATTTCTGCTACTGTAACCTCTGGTGGTACTGGATATACATTTGGTAAAATCAGTATTGATTCTATTACTGGTATTGGTACTGGTGCTAGTGGTATTGTTGATGTTATCATGCCTCCTCCTGGTGGTCATGGTTCTGACTCTGTTGTAGAACTTGGTGCATTCCGAGTTATGGTTAACGCTAAACTTTCTTATGATGAAGGTGCTGGTGATTTCCCGATCGATAACGACTACCGTCGTATTGGTCTTGTTACCAATCCTCTGAAGTTTGGTACTGAAGAACTCATTTCGGATTTGACAGTTTCTGCTGCTAAAGCAGTTATCTTCTCTCCTACATTCCAAGGCAACTATGTTCCTGATGAAATTATTACTCAAACAAGAGTTGTTGGTGGTACAAGCATCACCGCTCGTGGTAGAGTAGTTTCATGGAATCCTACTACTAAAGTATTGAAGTACTATCAGAACTCAATTGATGGTATTTTCCCTGAAGTTACAGGCACGCAAAATGAACTTGACGGGTCTAATGTTATCAGTGGGGCAACTTCTGGTGCTGCTGGGCAACCAGATGTAAACTTCCCTGCTGTTCCCAACTCATCTTCCCGAACAATTAATAATACGGAATATGATTTGGGTATGAAAT